GCTCGTCGAGACCAAGTGCCGCGCCGCTGAAAGCTGGCTGCGCGACATCCTCATGGATACCGGCAGCCCGCCGTGGGACATCGACCCCACTCCGATCCCCGACCTCGGGCCGGCGGAGGCTGCCGAGGTGCAGCAGGTGCTGGGCGAGCGGATCGTCAAGCAGATCAAGGAGACCGGCCTCTCGCCCGACCTGCTGGCGATGAAGCAGATGGAAGAGCTTGCGCTGCAGGAGTACCGCGAGACGGTGATGCAGGCGGCGGAGAACCGCTGCAGCCGCATGCAGTTGAAGATCGAGGACCAGTTCTCCGAGGGTGGCTGGCCGACTGCGTTCAACGACTTCATCACCGACATCGTCACCTTCCCCACCGCGTTCGTGAAGGGGCCGGTGATCCGCCGGGCCAAGACGCTGGGGTGGGAGCAGATGCCGGGGCCGGACGGCAAGCCGCGCACCGTGGCCGTGCCCAAGGAGAAGCTGGTCCCGATGTTTGAGCGGGTGGACCCGTTCCGGATTTATCCGGAGCCGGGCATCTCCAGCTTGTCGGAGGGATATCTCTTCGAGCACCACAAGCTCAGCCGGTCCGATCTCTCCGACCTGATCGGCGTGCCGGGCTACGACGAGGACGCGATCCGCACGCTGCTCAACATAGGGAATTCCACTAGCTGGATCAGCATGGCGGTGGAGTTGTCCAAGGAACAGCAGGAGCGCAAGTTCCAAGCCTACATGACGCCGACTGACCACTACGATGCGCTGGAGTTCTGGGGCCGGCTCTCGGGCAAGATGCTCCGCGAGTGGGGCCTGACCGAGGCCGAGGTCCCCGACGACGCCGTCGAGTACGACGCCAACGTCTGGATATGCGGCAACTACGTGCTCAAGGCGGTGCTCAACACCGACCCGCTGGGGCGCAAGCCCTATCGCGGTACGTCCTACGCCAAGCAGCCCGGCGCGCTGTGGGGCAAGGCGATCCCGAAAATCCTCGAAGACCTTCAGGCCGTGTGCAACGCGGCGGTGCGCGCGCTCGTGAACAACATGGGCATCGCCTCGGGGCCACAGGTCGAGGTCAACATCGAGCGGCTGCCGCCCGGCGAGGACATCACGCAGCTTGCCCCGTGGCGCATCTGGCAGACGATCAACGACCCCGCCGGGTCGGGGGCGCCGGCCATCCGGTTCTCGCAGCCAGACAGCCGCGCGCAGGAGTTGATGGCGGTCTACGAGCGGTTCTCGAAGATGGCCGACGACCAGTCGGGAATTCCAAGTTACATCTATGGCGACCTCGATGTCTCGGGTGCCGGGCGCACGAGCAGCGGGTTGTCGATGCTGATGGGCGCGGCAGGCAAGGCCATCCGTCAGGTGGTGGCGCACATCGACGGCGACATCATCAAGCCCACGGTCGAGGCGCAGTTCACCTTCAACATGCGCTACGACCCCGACGAGAGCATCAAGGGCGATGCCAAGATCGTGGCCAAGGGCGCGATCAACCTCGCGGTCAAGGAGACCGTCAACGTCCGCCGGCTGGAGTTCCTCAACGCCACGGCCAACGAGATCGACATGGGGATCATCGGGCAGGATGGCCGCGCCGCGATCCTCCACGAGGTCTCCAAGGGCCTGCAGATGCCGGCGGGCGACATCGTCCCCGGCAAGGAGAAGCTCGCGCTGCAGATGGCACGGCAGGCGTCTCAGCAGCAACCGCCGGCGACATCTCCCGGCGTGGCGCCGCAGGCTGCGCCGCAGAACGTCGATGCCGCCGGCAACCAAGCCGGCGGCACGAACACCGTGGCGATGCAGCAGCAGCCACAGTAGTGATCCAGCCCCGCGACCCGCGCGTGGTGGCCTCCGCGCTGCACATCAACACGCACCACCAGTGGTTCGTCGAGCATCTTGAGGCGTGCTTCACGCAGGAGCTTAACGCACTCGCCTACAAAAAAGAGGACTTTCAGCTACATCAGGGCCGTGTCCAGATGCTGGCAGATGTCCTGAAATTATTCAGGAATGCCGAGGTTGACGCCCAGCGGCTGAAGACGTAGACATCTCCCTGACGCTCACACCCGCAGCCGGGCCGGCTGACAACTCGGAGCCGAAATGTCTGTACCCAAGCAAATCCGCGATCAGGTCAAGCAGGTCGAAGAGTTCTACGAACAGCCCCCCGAAGGTGGGCCGCAGAGCCAGAACCCTGACCCCGGCGCCGGAGCACAGGTACGGGACCCCGAGGAAACTCCTTCTCCCGCGCAGAATGGCGGTGACAATGGAGTCCCCAATGACTTCGAGCAGAAGTGGCGATCCCTCCAAGGTTCGTACAACGCCCAGATGAGGCGGAACAGCGAACTGGAGCAGCGGAACCACCAGTTGCAGACGTTGATTGCGACGATGAACGAGGTGCAACCTCCGCCGCCGGCGCAGTCACAGCAAGCCAATGACATGCGCTTGCTCTCCGAAGAGGAGATGTCTGACTACGGCGAGTCCGTTGACGTGATGCGCAAGGTCAGCCGCGAGGAGCTAACACCGCTGGTGCAGCGCCTCATGCAGATCGAACGCACGGTGGGAGATGTCGCAAGGCTTGGTCCGCAGGTACAGGGCATCGCTGCCCAGCAGTACCAGAACGCGGAGCAGAGCTTTTGGGGGACACTGGCACAGCTAGTCCCCGACTGGCGCGAGGTTAACGAGGACGCCGAGTTTCAGGGATGGTTGCTGGAGGTGGACCCGCTCACGGGTAACTCGCGGCAGGCATATCTGGAGCAGGCCCAGCAGCAACTTGATGCAGGCCGTGTCGCTCAGTTCTTCATGACGTGGAAAGGTGGAGGTGCTCCTCAGCCCGCTCCGGGTAACCGGGGCAACGGCTCTGTTCCCTCCCCTCTGGAGATGCAGGTGACGCCGGGTCGCTCTCGCAGCAGCCAGCCCACCGCGCGGAACCAGAAGAACTACTCCACGGCGGATATCTCGAAGTTTTACGACGATGTTCGCAAGGGAGTGTACCGGGGTCGGGAAGAAGAGAAGAGCCGTCTTGAGCGCGACATCTTCTCTGCCCAGCAGGAAGGTCGCATTTTAGGGTAACGGGGGTATCCCCTAACCATAAGGCGACAGGCAATGGCATATCCAGTTGTACCCGGTCGTCCGAACTATTCGGGGAACTTCATCCCTGAGATTTGGTCGGGCAAGATCATCGAGAACTTCTACGACGCCTCGGTGCTGGCGACCATCGCCAACACGGACTACGAAGGCGAGATCAAGAAGTTCGGCGACACCGTCAACATCCGCACGGTGCCGGACATCCGCATCCGGCAGTACGTGAAGGGGCAGGCCCTCAAGGTCGACAACCCCGACAGCCCGAAAATCCAGCTTCTCATCGACAAGGGCGAGTACTTTGCCTGCATCGAGGACGACGTGGACAAGGTGCAGGCCGACATCAACCTCATGGACCTGTGGTCCAAGGATGCGTCGGAGCAGATGAAGATCGCCATTGACCGGCGCATCCTCCCCGGCATCGTCCCGCTGATCGACCCCAACAACCGGGGGCTGACCGCCGGCGCCAAGTCGCACAGCTTCAACCTCGGCATCGCCGGTACCCCGGTGACGATCTCGAAGGTCGAGGGCACGCCGGCAGGCGCGGTCGCGGTCACCGACTTCATCGTCGACATGGGCACCGTGCTCGATGAAGCCAACGTCCCCGAAGACAACCGGTGGATGATCATCCCGGCGAAGATGGCCGGCCTGATCAAGAAGTCGGAACTCAAGGACGCCAGCCTCGCGGGTGACAGCACCTCGATCCTGCGCAACGGTCGTCTCGGCATGATCGACCGGTTCACGCTCTACATGAGCCACAACCTGCTCACGACCGGCACCGGCGCCGCGACTGAGTACAACGTGCTGGCCGGCCACAAGATGGGTCTCACCTTCGCCTCGCAGATGACCGAGATGGAGACGATCCGTGCCGAGAGCACCTTCGGCGACATCATCCGTGGCCTTCAGGTCTACGGATACTCAGTGACCAAGCCCGAAGCGCTCGCGCTCGGCGTGGTCAAGATCGCCTAAAGGAGGGCACGAGACATGACTGCATATCCCATCTCGCCCGG